CGTCCTAAGGCAGTAGCTGATAGAATGACAGCAGGACAGAAAGCTGCGGCTGTTAGAAGAAAAAGAGCCAAGACTAATGTTGGTCCAAAGCCTACATCTATTCGTTATCCTATTAGTGCGAGTGGACGTAAACAAAAGGTTAAGAAAACTAAAAGAAGGGCATAGACGACGATGATTGATCCATTAATGGCTTTTGCTGCATTAAAGACAGCCAGCAGTACAATATCCAGTGCTGTTAAAGCCGGTAAAGATTTAGCCTCTTTGGTTGGTCCTATAACAAGACTAGCTAAAGCTGAAGCTGATTTATCATTTGCTGCCGAAAAGAAGGGTGGTATACTTGGTAAATTAACGGGAGCAGAGCAAACAGCAATCGATGCTCACTTTCGTAAAGAGGAAGCCAACCGTATCCGTGATGAGATGCGAGAACTGTTTATGTTATTTGGTTCTCCGGGACAGTGGGAAAGACTACAAGCTGAGATAGCTGCGGAAAGAGTTCGTCGTAAGAAAGCTTTGGAAGCAGAAGCTCGTCGTAAACGTCGACTAAAGAATATGATTATTTTAACATTGTCTTTAGTGGCAGCAATAACTATACTAACATTTGAAATAATGTACTTGAAAGGAGCACTATAAAATGCCAAGACATAACACTAAAAAACCAACAAAAAAAATGATGGCCGGTGGTAGAACCAAAGGCACTAAATACAAAGCGGCCGGTGGTGGATCATTAAAAATGGTTATGAAAGATGGAAAAAAAGTTCCGTTTTTTGCAGCCGACGGTAAAGGTAAAATGAAAAAAGGTGGTAAAGCCAAACTTATGGGTGGCGGAATGACTAAAGGCACTAAATATAAAGCAGCTGGTGGTCGAACCATGAAGACATCTAAGTATAGAGCTGGTGGTGGAATCAAAGGCACTAAGTATAAAAGAAGAGGTGGCAAGGTTAAATAGTGGCCTATACAATTTCTAACATCCCACACTTTAAGTGTTGGGTGAGGAAAGAGTTCACGCATAACCACGAGAAATACCAAGGAGAGTTTCTCCATGCTTTGGCTTTTGCAGTGTGCACTATTCCAGACCGTTGTTTAGGATTTCAAGTTGTGTTTACAGGATGTGGAGAAGATCATCCAAATCCCCACGGAGGAGCTATGTGGGCACGTATACCAATAACGGCTTTAGTGGGGGACACACCGTTTGATGAATGGCCACCAAACATACAGACTCATTTAGCCCAACCTTGGGACTGCTCCAGTCGTAATCATGCTGTCATTAGAATGGATCGAATTAGTTCAAGTCCGTGGTTGTGTAAGATAGCAGGTGAGTTCTATAATGGTAAGTACATGTTTACGGTTGATTATACCGACAGTTATATATCGGATGATCCAGCACAACATAAACAATCACATGTGTTGGAATTAACATCGGGTCCGTATAAAGGTTGTATAGTAGCACTACCAAACAATCGTGTACGTGTAACCAATCCTGCATTATGGGTTGTAGGAGAAGGACCACCAGACTTTGTACCGTCACAGTGGGAACACTCCGCAGAACAACACGATAGTTATATGGACTGGGAAACAACATTTAATAATTTATATTCGGATAAGGATAAAAAAAAATGACAGATTTTAACAAAAATATGAAAAAAGCTTTTGAAAAATATAAAAACAAACCTTCAGATTTTAACAAAAATATGAAAGAAGCTTTTGAAAAATATAAAAAACAGAAAACTACTAAAAAAGAAAAAAGCTTAATTAATAAATTTAATAAACTTCTTAAAGAGAACAAACCAACAAGAGGTGGCGGTGGTGGTGGCCCTCTTAGCACTAAAGACTTGTTACAAACACCAGGAAAAAGAAAACTACTTATGGCTGGTGGTGGTAAAGTTAAAAGTAAATTCTTTACTGGAGGAACAGCCAACCCATCATTTGGAACTGATTTCGATGACAGATAAAAATAAATATCCAGAGATGTTACAATCTGATAGGGCTGACGAAATGTTAGATAGTATAACAATTACAGAAGAGGAACTTAAAAAAAGAAAAAGTAAAAAGTCTTCACTACCGACTTATGTAAGAACAAAGAAAAAAAAGCCAGATGTAAAGGCTAAACCTAAACCTCCATTTCCTCCTGATGTTAAGAAGGCTATTGAAGAAAACCCTAAAGCTCGTGACATTCTTATAGACCTTTATGAAAGAGAACAAAAGAACAAAAAAGCTCGTGGTGGTAAAGTTAAATACAATGTTGGTGGTATAGTAAATCCATCATTCTCAAATAAATTTAGAGGGTAATTATGATGCATCCACAGAAAATACGTAAAATTATAAGTGCTCTTAAAAAAGCATCTAAAACTCATGCCTCTCAAGCCAAAGAACTTGAGAACTTATTAAAACAAAAGAAGAAGAAATAATATGGCAACTTCAGGAACAACAACATTCAATCTAGATATAGCTGATGTAATTGACGAAGCTATGGCCATGTTAGGTGGTGAACAATCACTAGGGTTTGAACCACTAGAAGCACGACGTACACTCAATCTTCTCCTTATCGATTGGATGAACCGTGGTATATTACTATGGAAACAAAACTTAGCCACATTGGATATAACAAGTGGCACAGCTGAATACACATTACCAACTTCACTTATAGATATAACTGAACTTGTCCATAGAACAGTAAGTGGTTCAACAACCACAGACTTAGCTTTAGAACGTATTACTATGGAAGCTTATCAAAGAATTACCAACAAGACACAAACAGGTAGACCAACACAGTATGCTGTTAATCGATTAAGAGATGCAGCTGAATTATATTTGTGGCCTACCCCTGATGCTACAACGTCAAGTGGCACACCAATATTGTCATACTTTAGCTTTAACAAAGTTGAAGATGTAACAAAGTCCGACCAAGATCCTGATGTTCCATTTAGATTCTTACCATGTCTAGCTACTGGCTTAGCTTATAAAATGTCTATCAAAAGACCAGGCATTACATCAGAAAGAGCTAGTATGTTAAAACAAATGTACGAAGAAGAATTAACATCAGCAATGTATGCAGATAAAGAAAGAGCTAGTCTTTTGATTAAGCCATCGTTTAGGTTATAATGGCAAAAGGTAAGTATGCATACTTTATCTGCGATCGATCAGGGTTTAGATTTAAATACTCTGAGAGAGTCAAAGAGCCGACGGGGTTGGTTGTTGGAGCTTCGGAAACGGATGGTCGATATAATATATTGGATCACCCGCAGAACAAAACTCCAAGGATTAATGACGATGAAAACTTGAGGGATGCACGTCCAGATACTGTACTAGCTACAACTGGTGATGCTGGATGGAGTCCTGATGATTCAACATTTACAAAGAGAGGTAACTAAAAATGGCCATTACACAAGCTGTATGTAATTCCTTTAAATCGGAAGTTTTACAAGAAGGACATCAGATTAAAACTGATACCTTAAAGATAGCTTTATTCACAAGTGCGGCTTCTTTGTCTGCGGGTACGACTGCGTACTCAACGTCCAATGAAGTTGTATCAAGTGGTGGGTATGCTCCTGGTGGAGGCACACTAACTGGTGTGACTATTTCACTCGGTGGTACATCTGCTTCTGGTGGAACAGCAATTATTGATTTTGCTGATATATCTTTTACAAGTACAACATTCTCAGCTAGAGGAGCATTAATATATAATTCATCTAATAGTAATAAAGCTATTGCTGTTTTAGACTTTGGGTCTGATAAAGTATCAACTAACGGTACTTTTACTATTTCATTCCCAGCTGCTGCCGCCGCCACTGCTATTATCACACTTTCATAGTCGAGGTTAATCGTCTATGTCTGTGGTTACTAGTGGATACAGTAGAAATACTTGGAACTCAGGTGCATGGAACCGAAGTGTTGTAGACCGATCGGTTACGGTAACAGGAGTTTCACTATCTACTACTCTTCGTTCTATCGAAGTAACTATTCCGGGCACGGCTTTTGTAACTAACGTAGGAATAAGTTTATCTCTTCGTAGTGTAGCTACAGCAGCTAATGCGAGTGTATCTGTTACCAGAGCAAATATAGGATTTAGTTTACGATCAGCAACCGTTGAAGTTGTTAAAACAAGTAATGTAACAGGAGTATCTTTAACGACTACTTTACGTAGTGTTTCGCAAAAAATAAGCACACGAGTTCCTATAACAGGAAATGATATTTCTTTTGTTTCTCGCACGGCTCAAACATTTGCAGGACCATTTATATCAGCATCGGGTAATTCGATAACATTTGCTACAGGAAATGAAAATGTTGGAGCTGGAGCTAATCCAGTTATATACGGTGAAGGTAAAACATTTAGAGTAACTGTTGTAAATGTAGGAGGAGCTAACAAATATTTTATAGATGGTAAACAACAGTATGGTTTAAATCTTGTTAAAGGTCGAACACTTTATACCTTTGACCAATCTGATAGCACGAATGATGGTCATCCATTACGATTTTATTTAGATGAAGGTAGAAGCACACTTTTTTCAACTAATGTTTATACAGTAGGAACTCCGGGTAATCCTGGAGCTTATACACAAATATTTGTTGCGAACGATGGTCCGACTACATTATACTATCAGTGTAGTATACACGCAGGTATGGGAGGTAAAGCAAACTTCCAACCCGTGATTAGAACAAGAGTTATATCACCAAACATAAACGGTGATGGTAACTTGGTATTAACAGGAGTTAGTGCTAGATTTAGAACACACATAAGAGGAATATGGACACCGAAAGTTTTTGGTGGTACTTCTGAAATATGGAAGGCTAAGAAGATATGAGTATAACATTCAACCAATTAGTAAGCAGAATTAAAACAACAAGTGAAGATACCAGCACAGAGTTCGTTGGTGACATTCCAGCTTTTATAGAAAGAGCTGAAGCACGATTAACAAGAGAAATAGATTCGTATGGTGTTGTTCAATATGCAACATCAAATATGGTTATTGGTGATCCGTTTATTACCAAACCTGTAAATACATTAATTATAAAAAATTTAAATATTATAAAGTCTGACGGTACACGTATAAATTTATTACAAAAGACTGACGAATATTTAAATGATTATTGGCCACAACGTACAAGTGTGGGGGTGCCTAGATATTATGCAAATTTTGGTTTTAATAATTTACTCATAGCTCCTACACCCGTGTCGGCTTATGATTGTGAAATGTCTTATATCGTTCAACCAACAGCAGCTACTTCAGTGCATCAACAGAATTTCTTTACTGAATATTGTTCTAATGCATTGTTTTATGCTAGTATGAAGGAAGCTTGTATGTTCATGAAGAACTACTCAGCAGCTCAAGTTTGGGAACAAGAGTATCAACGAGCCTTTACTGACTTATTGAATGAAGCTAGAAGAACAAGACAAGATGATATGAGAAACAATGCCTCACCAGCTGGAGGCGATAATACATTAGTAAAAGGAAGTAATTAATTATGCCCAGTACGTATACAACTAGACTCAGATTAGAGAAACAAGCTGATGGTGAAAATGCAAACACTTGGGGTGATCGTCTTAATCAACAAGTTATTGATATGGTTGACGAAGCCGTTGGTGGTGTAGTCGTTGTCAGTACAACCGGAGCCACAACATCATTAACTGCAAGTAACGGTGCAGCCGATCAGTCTCGAAATGCTGTATTAAGAATTGAAGGAACATTAGGATCTGACTCAACTATAGTAATTCCTAGTGTTGAAAAATTATATGTTGTTGACAACCAAACAACTGGTGGTGCCCATACAGTTAAAATAAAAACAGCCGCAACGACAACAAATGTTATTGCTCCTCGTGGTGGTTCAAAGTTTATTTATTGTGATGGTGTTAATGTTCACAACTCTGTTGACCCTGTAGGTGTCAGTGCATTATCTACAGAAGGTGGTGCGGTTGGTCCTATTACAGTGGGTGGTACGGTATCAGCTACAGCTGTAGATTCAACAAGAGTTATCACAACAAGTATTAGTAGTTCAATTACCGATACAACTAAACTATTTGCAACAACAGCCATATCAGTTAGTGCTGTTGACTCACTGGGTAAACAACTTAGAATCACAAAGTCAGCTGTTGCTGATATTGTTTCATTAACTGATGCATCAACGATCTCAGTAAATTTCAACAGTGGTCAAAACTTTGATGTTAGATTAGGTGGTAACAGAAATTTAGGTGCTCCTACGAATGTTCAGTCTGGACAAACTGGAAGTTTCTTTGTTCGTCAGGACGGTAGTGGATCAAGGACGTTATCATTTAATAGTGCTTACAAGTTTGTTGGAGGCACGGCTCCGACATTAACAACGACAGCTTCTGCCGTCGACCGTATTGACTACGTTGTGTTATCAAGTTCTAGTGTGCATATGGCGGCATCACTAGATGTTAAATAATACAAGAGGTATAAATGGTATTTCAAAATAATGTTCTTTCAGGTGCAGCTGGATCAGGCACAACCACATACACAATAGACCAGTCAATTAGATTTAATGACGATGACAGTGCTTATATGTACAGAACTCCTAGTAGTGCTAGTGATAGAGATAAATGGACATGGAGTGCGTGGATAAAAAAAGGTAACTCAGGTCAGAACGGCATGTTGTTTTCAGCACCTTTAGGCTCAAGTGGAGGTTATTTGGCTATACAATATGGGTCACTTGACCAATTTATGTTATATCAATGGACTGGTTCAGGTTATGATTTTGATGTTAGGACAACTCAAAAATTTAGAGACCCATCAGCTTGGTATCATTATGTAGTTGTATATGATTCTGGTAATGCTGTATCAACTGAAAGAGTGAAACTTTATGTAAATGGTCAAAGAATTACAGATTTAACTGGTGCAAGTAGTAGTCCTGCATATCCCTCACAAAATACTGATAGTTATATTAATAATACAGTTCAACATAGTATTGGTTATTATATTAGACCACCTGGGTCAGATGGACTGTATTTTGATGGGCATATGGCAGAAATCCATTTTTTAGATGGCTATGCTTATGACCCTAGTTACTTTGGCGAGTTTAATAATTCAGGAATCTGGATACCAAAAGAATACACTGGCAGTTATGGAACAAACGGATTTAAAATTGATGGTAGAGATAGTTCTGACTTAGGAGATGATGAATCAGGAAATGGCAATGACTACACGACAAGTGGACTTGCAGCACACGACCAAGTTCTTGATTCACCTACAAATAACTTTGCAACTTTTAATCCAGTAATGACAACTGATTCAGATTTTGAATTTTCAGAGGGAAATTTAAAATTAGATATGAATACAAATAAGAGTTGGTATGTTGGTGCTGGTGCAAGTATGTCTATGTCATCTGGTAAATGGTATTGGGAAAGTTACTGGAATAGTGGTGACTCATATACCATATGGGGTATTTTAGATACGGAACAGTTACATACTTTAGCTGGTAGTGGTAGTTCATCAATTTATGCACTAAACTTTAATGGTATTCAACCTAATTCAAGTGGTACAAATGACCAATATAGACAAGGTCAAGGTGGTTCTGCAATAGCAACAGGACAAGCTGGTGCTCCAGGAGGTATATGGCAGTTTGCTTTAGATATGGATAATAAAAAAATGTGGCTTGGTTATAATGGAACTTATGTTGGTTCTGGAGACCCTGCTGGTGGTACAAATGAAACTTGGAGTTCAACATATATTGCATCATCAAGTTATACACCAATAAATCAAGGATATCAAATAAGTGCACATAGTATTCTTACATATAACTTTGGACAAGATAGCACATTTGCTGGTGCTACAACAGCAGGTGGTAATAGTGATGGTAATGGAATAGGTAATTTTAAATATAGTGTGCCAAGTGGATTTAAGGCTTTGTGTACAAAAAATTTAGGGAGTTAATAATATGGCAGCACCAACAATAACAAATGGCGAAGAACATTTCTTTCCAATAATTTATTCTGGCAATGGGCAGGGTCAACGTGTTGGTAAGTTTGTACCGTTTACTGATAATGGCACGATTGCTAAAAGTTGTATGTTTAATGATGGTGACAGTCCTTATCTAACAAGAACTCAAGATAGTGGAACAGGTGACCAAAAAAGAAAAGCTACTTTTTCTTGGTGGTTTAAACGAGGTAGTAGTTTTGGAACAGAAATGATTCATGTTGCTGCAGCTCCATCTAGTAGATTGTTAGCACGATTTGACACATCAAATAGATTGGTATTTCGTTTAACTAACGGAACCACAGAATATCAAAAAGTAACAAACATGACATTTGAAGATTCTTCGAAATGGTACCACTGTCATTGGCAGATTGATGCAAGTCAAAGCACAGCCACTGACAGGTCAAAGGTATGGATTGATGGTGACCAAATAACGAGTTGGAGTTCTGATAGTAACCCAGGTCAAAACACAGATGTTGTAGGATTATCTGATGGTACAACACAAAGAGTTTCAGGTACATCACATTCAACAGGTCAATATTTTGATGGGTATCTTGCTGAATTTAATTACTGTGATGGTGTAATTACCACAGTAGATAATTTTGGAATTACGGATACTGCAACAGGTAGATGGATACCGAAAGAACTAAGTGGTATTACGTATGGGAGTAACGGATTTAGATTACAGTTTGGTACAGACTCAGCATTAGGAGACGACACCAGTGGAAACACAAATGATTTTAGCTCTAGTGGTTTAACAACATCTGATCAACGAACTGACACACCTACAAATAATCTACCCATAATGAGACCATATAATCCTAGTTATTCTCAAACATTAAGTGAAGGTAATTTACAAACTGCCACAACTGCAATAAATCGTGGTTATCCTATGTGTTCAACTTTACGACCAAAGGGTTCAGGCAAATATTATGCTGAGGTAAGATTTAGTAGCACTGGTGGAGGTAACACTGTTAATTTTGGTTGTTATGCTCAAGAAGATTTACATAATTATTCAAGTGGAAATGCTTATACTGGTGGTTCAAATTTAGGTTCGGGCTATTGGTATGTTCATGGAGGTCATTCAAGTCAAGGTTTCTATCATAATGGAACTAAAACTTCAAGTGATTCAAGTTCTTTTTCATCAGGTGATGTCTTAGGTTTAGCTTTAGATTTAGATAATGGTACACTTTCGTTTTACAACGATGATGGTAATTTATTTGGAAGCACAACTTTTGATAGTTCAAAATCAGCTTGCTTTGCAGCTATGACAAATGCATCTGGTATTAATTTTATTTGGAACTTTGGTGATAACGGTACATTTAATGGTAATGAGACGGCAGGTGGTAATGCAGATGAAGATGGTATTGGAAACTTTTTTCATAGTGTTCCTACTGGTTTTAAAGCACTAACCAAAGAAAGTATGCCAGAAACAGATAAAGGTGTAACTGCACTTACTTGGGTTAAAAATCGTGATACTACGAATAATAATATGATGGTTGATTCTAGTCGTGGTCAAAGTAAACATCTTTATGTTGATAGAAATGATGCTGAACAAGATTATGATAAAAGAGGAATGTCAAAATTTTTAAAAGGTGGATATTCTTGTGGAGAATATAATTTTATTAATGCTGTTGGGAATAGAATTGTAAGTTGGAACTGGGTGGCTAACGGGGGCACCACTGCAAGTAACGAAGATGGTTCAATCACCTCAACTGTTCAAGCTAATACAACTGCTGGATTTTCTATCGTTTTATATAATGGAAATTCTGGAAGTGCTGGTACGATTGGACACGGATTATCAGCAAAACCAGAATGGATATTAGTTAAAGATAGAGATGCTGGTTCTTATGAATGGATGGTGCAACATAAATCACTTGGTGCGACACATTATGGAGAGTTAAGTACAGATAACCCATTTTATGATAATGATACTATTTGGAATGATACTGAACCAACAAGTTCAGTTTTTTCAATAGGTACAAATGCTGGAGTTAATTCTGGTTCTAATAAATATGTTGCGTATTGTTGGCACGGAGTTGATGGCTTTAGTAAATTTGGGAGCTACGAAGGAAACAATGATGCAGATGGTCCGTTTATTTACACTGGGTTTAAACCAGCAACAGTCATATTTAAATGTAATGCAAGTTCTAAAAATTGGGTTATGGTTGACAATGCAAGAGATAAATTTAACCCTATTTCTAAATGGTTACTTCCCAATTCTAACGGTGCTGAATATGATGCTTCCTCATTTCCAATTGATTTTTTAAGTAATGGTTTTAAAATACTAAATAATGGTGGAGGGACAAATGGAAGTAATACATTTTTATATTCTGCGTGGGCAGAACATCCATTTGTTGGGGACGGTACCAGTCCTGTAACTGCACGATAGGGTTGTATATATGAAACAAATATTTAATAATAGAAACATACGTAAAGGAGTATTATGTCTTGGGCAATAGTAAAAAACAATCAAGTAATTGAGATACTGAATGGTGCAAAAGCTGTAACCATAAACGGTATACAATACCCTAGTAGTATTTTTAGTGCATGGACAAAAGCTGATCTTAAAAATATTGGTATTTATCCAACACAGATTACCAGCACATTAGATAATAGAACTCATGTAGGAACAGGCGGTGTAACCTATACTGTCAACACCGATCACGTAGCTATTCATTATGCTAAAAAAGCACATGTGCTTGAAGATGTTAGTGTTACAACTGACGGAAAGTCAATGTTAACAAAAGGTTTAAAAACTAAATTACTAGAACAAGTTGATAACAATGCATACAAAGTATTAGCCCCATCAGACTGGATGACTACACGTCAAATGGAAACGGGTGTAACTATAGCTGACGATTGGAAAACATGGAGAGCCAGTGTGCGAACTCAAGCTAAAGCTATGAAGACAGCTATTAATGCTGTAACAACAATCACTGATGTTCCAGGATTATATGTAACTTATGCAACAGCTAGTGATGGAACAATGACATCTGTAGCTAGTGGTCATCTATGGCACTGGCCAGTTAATCCAGATGAGGCTTAGAGAAAGGTGGAGAGAATAAATGTCCACCGATACGATTCTATTTGATGTAAATTTCAGACCGGGGATAGACAGAGAGTCTACACAGTATGCCTCCAAAGGTGGATGGTATAATGGTGATAAGGTACGGTTCCGTGCGGGTAAACCAGAGAACATTCGTGGGTATGAGAAGAGAGTGCAACAAGCATTTATTGGTACTGGTCGATCAGCACATTCATTTACGAGTAACGAGGGATTAAAGTATCATTCATTTGGTACACCAAGTCATCTCTATGTTTATGCTGGCGGTAAGAACAATGATGTTACCCCACTACGAACATCAACAACATCAAGTGTCACGTATAAAACAGTAGCTTCTAGCACTCGTATATTAGTATCGTCAACAAGCCATGGAGCTAATGTTGGTGACTATTTTATTCTTGTATCGTCAGCCACCGTGGGTGGTAATCACAGATTTTTAAACAATCAGTTTGAAATTGTATCAGCTACACCTACTAATTTTACGTTTAATGCTTCCATAGCTTCGTCGGCAACCACAACCATAACAACACGATCTAAGTTTCAGTTTTACATACACTCAGGTGGTTCTCAAAATATTCCTGAACTTGGTTGGGGTATCGGTGTTTATAATGCGGGTGTATCAATTACTGGTCGTCGTACATGGAATAGTCCAGCCAGTATATCTGGTGATGCACAAACTGAACCCTTACGACAATGGTCACTTGATAATTTTGGTGAAGATTTATTAGCCTTACCAAAAGAAGGTCGCCTCTATGTATGGGATGAATCGGTTGGTACAGGAACACGAGCCGTAGTTGTCTCAACAGCACCAAGTGCTTCTAACTTTATGTTTGTATCACAACAAGACAGACATGTTATTTGTTTAGGCACACATGGTGTAGCTAGTGGATTTGACCCTATGTTAGTTAGGTGGTCAGACCAAAACGATTACACAAATTGGAGTGTCAATGTTAGTAGTACATCAGGAGAAAACCAACTAGGTGATGGTAGTGAATTAGTCACGGGGCTTAACACTCGTAACCAATCACTAATTTGGACAGACAATGCTGTACATGCTATGGAGTTTGTTGGTCCACCATTTATATTTAACTTTAGACAGTTAGGTTCTAACTGTGGTATTGCTGGTCAACACGCAGCTATCGAACTTGATGGTCGTATATTTTGGATGGGTGCCAAAGATTTCTTTGTGTATGATGGTGCTGTTAAAAATTTACCATGCACCGTTCGTCGTTATGTTTACGATGATTTTAACTTTGATCAAAAAGAAAAAGTGTATGCGGGTACGAACCAAGAGTTTAGAGAAGTAACGTGGCTGTACCCCAGTAAAAATTCTACAGAGGTCGATAGATATGTAAGTTATAATCCTGTTGAAAATTATTGGACATTTGGTACAACTATATTTACAACATGGGAAGATAAAGAAGTTTTCCAAAATATAATAACAACTGGTCAAGAAGCAGACGGTGATAACTATTTATACACAAATGAACCCGAAGGTATCTATACAGCTGATGGACAAAGACAAGAAGCTTTTCTTGAATCGTCGGAGTTTGATACAACTCCACCATCGTATGGACCAGGAGATAGCATTATGTACTTGGATAGAATCGTCCCAGACTTTACAATAAATGATGGTGGTCGTGTTACTTTAAATATGAAACTTAAAAACTTTCCGAACGGCGAGATTAGAGAAAAGGGACCTTTTGTTGTAACACCGACAACACAATTTATAAGAACACGTGCTCGTAGTCGTCAAGCTATCATTCGTATCTCGACATCTACGGGTGGAACTAACTGGCGACTAGGATCTTTCAGAATGGATGTAACACAAGATGGCAAAAGATAACAGAAGAATACCAAGAAAGAAGGGGCAACCAGTCGGCAGTAAAAAACACTCTGACTTGTATACCGACGAGAATCCAAAAGGCACGATACGTGGTTTAAAATTTACAACTGTTGCTGATGCACGAGCTTCAGTAGCTAAGATAAAAAGATCAGGTCGCAGTCATGCCCATAAAACACAAGCAGCTATAGCTATGGAACAACGAGCTAGAGTTGCCGGTAAAACAGGACCAGCTAAAATATATAGAACATTTATAAATCAACAAAAGAAAAAGACACAGCAAAAGAAAAGGAGTGTGGCTTAGATGTCTGACTATCCAAGATTTCCTCGAATACGACCGAACATGTCAGATAGTTCAACGACGTTTACAACAGGGTCTCCACGAAACATTGGACCGGGACCAGCCCAACCAGCCCCAACGGCAACGGTATCATTTCTTGGTGCAGGCACAGCAAATGCGGCAGCACAAGATGCTCTTACACAAATGGAACAATGGGGTGATTCATTAAATGATAAGTTGTCGTCGGATGGAGTTAAAATTAGAAACAGTGTACAACAAGATCAGTTTGGATCTGTTAGTATACGTGGACGACTAAGACTTAATAGTAATTTAACAAACCCTGATACGGCAGAAGCTACACCGTTAAAAGGGCAGATTAGATTTAATGCTGCTACCAATAAGTTTCAAGGCTATGATGGTACAGGTTGGAGGGACTTTCACTAATGTTTAAAAGTATAGGTGGTTTTTTTAGAGATATAGTTGCGCCGATTGGTCTAGGATTTATAGGTGGTCCTGCCCTTGGACCGTTACTAGCAGCTACATATTCTGGAATTAACACAGGTATTAAAACAGGTAGTCCACTAGCAGGTCTCGGATCAGCGGGTTTAAGTTTTGGATTGTCAACTGCACTTCAAGGATTAAAAGCGCCAACACCTAAGACCATAGATTTATCAGCCTCAGCTAGTCCGATTACTAGAGGTTTACAAACAACTGGCGCTAATGTAGCATCAGGGGGATTTTCAACATCTGGTGGTCCAGCTTTTCTTGCAGAGGCAAGAAATATGTCAACAGGTATAGGTAGTCTCGCTGAGGCAGCAGGTCAAACGGTTTCGACTGTTCCTTTTGGACCAGAAATACCTAGCTATTTTGATCAAGCAGCTTCAAGATTTCAAACACCGATAAGCAGACTTGATAAGACAGGACTAGTTGAAAAACTTCCAGATTTTGTTGGTGAACAATCCCCATTAGCAATTGCTGGAGTAGGTGGTGCTTTACAAATGGTGGCAACACCTCCACCAGAACCAGCTCCGTTTGCGCCAATGCAACCTCAACGTAGATCAATAGACATGAATCAGTATGGTTATAAAGGTCCACTTGATCGTGGTGAATATACTTATGCTGATCCAGAAGATATTGCTTATGGTCGAGTTACTCCAGGTTCATATGGTTATCTTGGCGCTAAAGAAGGTGGTCCTATTAAATTATCAGGTGGTGGAGTCGGTAGTGGTATGATGCAGTTTGGTGCATATAATCCAAATGTTGCAAGACAAAAGGGCACATTCCGTCCCACAGGTTCTATGGTTTCACCGACAGCGGCTCCCGGTATTTCTAGCATTGCCCAGACCCAACCAATGATGTCAGTTAGTCCACAAAAGATAGCAGCACCTATGCCAATACCTCAACCACAACAACAAAAAGGTGGTATTGAACAACAAGCGCAACAATTAATAAATGATTTACCACAAAAAGATATTAATGTTAACATTGATCAGATTCGTCAATTCATTGGGTTAGCTGAAGGTGGTAAGATACCAACAACTGAAAAAGAATTTGCTAGACTTGGTGTGTACAAAAGACCAGAAGATTATGACACTAAAGACATGGCCGAAGGTGGAGAAGTAGAGTCCGACCAAATGTTACAATCGAATGCATTCGTTATACCAGCAGATGTCGTGGGTCACATAGGTGACGGTTCATCTGATGCTGGTGCTCA